TACAATCTAGTCGAACGTGGACAAGATGCCATTGATGGTATTTTAGATTTAGCACGAGAGGGCGAACATCCGAGAGCTTACGAAGTTGCCGGACAACTCATCAAAAATGTAGGTGAAGTAACAGAGAAGTTATTACAACTACAAGAAAAGATGAAGAAGTTAAAAGATGTGCCTAATAATGCACCAAAAAATGTCACCAATGCTTTGTTTGTCGGTTCAACAACTGAACTGAATAAAATTCTCAAAGGAAAAAAATTAAAAACAGATGAGTAACCAAGAAATTTATCTCGGTAACCCGAACCTGAAAAAGGCAAATACTAAGACTGAGTTTACCAAAGAACAAGTTTTAGAATTGCAAAAGTGCATGGAGAATCCAATATACTTTATTGAGAATTATATTAAGATTGTTACCCTAGATAAAGGTCTTGTACCATTTGAGATGTACAACTTTCAAAAAGAAATGGTTGATACATTCCATGATAGTCGATTTACCATTTGTAAACTACCACGACAGTCCGGTAAATCAACAACCATTGTTTCTTATCTAATGCATTATGTGATGTTTAATGATAATGTGAATGTGGCGATTCTTGCCAACAAAAGTTCTACTGCAAGAGATATTCTAGGAAGATTACAACTTGCATACGAAAACTTACCAAAGTGGATGCAACAAGGTGTGTTGAACTGGAACAAAGGTTCTTTAGAATTAGAAAACAATAGTCGTATCATTGCCGCTTCGACATCATCAAGTGCAATTCGTGGTGGTTCTTTTAATGTGATATTCTTAGATGAGTTTGCGTTCGTGCCAAATAATATTGCCGAACAATTCTTTAGTTCAGTTTACCCTACTATCTCCTCAGGACAATCTTCAAAGGTAATGATTGTTTCTACACCTCATGGTATGAATATGTTCTATAAGTTATGGAATGATTCTGTGAATGGTAATAATAGTTTTAAAAATATTGAAGTCCATTGGTCAGAGATACCAGGACGTGATGAGAAATGGAAAGAAGAAACAATTAAGAACACCAGTGAATCACAATTTCGGACAGAGTTTGAGTGTGAGTTTTTAGGTTCTGTTGATACTTTAATCAATGCATCAAAGTTAAGAACATTATCTCATAACACACCAATTCAATCACGTTCAGGTTTAGATATCTATGAGGAAGTCAAAAAAGATCACCATTATATGATGACAGTTGATGTTGCACGTGGCGATCTAAATGACTACTCAGCCTTCGTTATATTCGATATAACCGCCATGCCTTATCGTATTGTGGCTAAGTATAAGAACAATGAAATTAAACCATTAGTCTTTCCTAATATCATACACCAAGTCGCAAAAAATTATAATCAGGCAGAGATACTGGTTGAGGTCAACGATATCGGTGGTCAAGTCGCCGATGCATTACAATTTGATTTAGAATATGATAATATGATTATGGTATCACAACGAGGTCGTTCAGGTCAAATCGCAGGTTCTGGTTTTTCTGGTAAAGGATCTCAAATGGGACTGAGAACAACCAAGGCAGTAAAGAAAATTGCTTGTTCAAATCTCAAACAGATGATCGAATCAGACAAATTGATTATTAATGACTTTGATATCATATCTGAACTATCGACATTTATTCTGAAAGGTACTTCGAAATATGAGGCAGATGATGGATGTTCAGATGATTTAGTTGCGTGTTGTTTATTCTTTGCCTGGTTAACAACACAGATATATTTCAAAGAATTAACTGATAATGATCTAAGAAGTCGTATCTTTGAAGAACAAGCAAATCTTATCGAACAAGACATGGCACCCTTTGGATTTGTTGATAATGGGATTGATACAGAGATGACGGAAGATACAATTGACGAATATGGGGTTCGTTGGTCACCTGTTGTACGAAAAGGTTTCTAAAATTTGATTATTATAAATAGTCGTATAATTACTAAATTTAGTAAATAAGGAGAACAGACAATGGCATTTTTAGTATCACCCGGTGTTCTCGTAACTGAAAAGGATCTAACAAACGTAGTACCTGCCGTAGCTACATCAATTGCAGGCATCTCCGTTGTTAGTGAAAAAGGGCCGATGGATGAGATCGTTGCGATCTCAAGTGAACAAGAATATGTTGATACGTTTGGTAAACCAGACAGCAACACATTCGAGTATTTTTTTAGTGCAACCAACTTTCTACAGTACGGAAACGCATTAAGAGTGGTTAGAGCTGTGACTGGAAACTTAAACGCTGCAAGTGGCGGAGTAGGTGTCCAAATTAAAAACACAGACCACTATACTAACAATTACGCTGACGGTTCAGGCTCATCAGGAAGTTGGGCTGCAAGAACTGCTGGCACTTGGGGTAACAACCTCAAGGTATCAATGTGTACAAATTCAACCGCATTTGAACAGACTATGCCCGCTGATAACTTGGTGGCTGGAGCTGCATCAAAAGGTGCAACATCTATCACAGTTGATGATGGTACAGAATTTCAAGTAGGCGACTTATTAGAGTTCGGCGATATAAGTGGAAACTTTAGCGCTGCACCTTCTGGTGAGTATTATAAAATCACTGCAATTTCATCTAACACTTTAACTATCGCAAGAGTAAACACTAACGTTGAAAGTGGTCTTGCTGGTGGTCAAACTGGATTAAAAGATGCAGTTGATGATAACGCATACATCAAAAGACGTTGGGAATATTTCTATCTCTTTGATTCAGCACCCGGTACAACACAATACGCTTCCGACAATGGCGGTTCCAATGATGAACTTCATATCGTTGTTGTTGATGAGGACGGTGGTATTTCTGGTGTTGCAGGATCAATCTTAGAGAAATACGAAGGTTTATCTCAAGGTTCAGATGCGAAAAACGCTCAAGGCGGAACAAACTATTACGTAGATGTTTTATACAATCAGTCATCAAACATTTATTGGATGGACCATGAAACTACACTATCAGGTGCAGGTGCAAGTGTTGTAAACAATACATTTGATAACACAGGTACAGCTGCATTTACTATCTTCAGCACATCACTTGCTGGTGGAACTGATGATAACGTACCAACTGATGGTGAATTAGAATTAGCATACGACAAGTTCGGAGATTCTGAAACTGTTGATGTTAACTTTATTATTGGTGGACCTTCACAAACAAACGCAGATGCAACTGGCGACACAAAGGCAACAATGTTAATCGATCTTGCTGAAACAAGAAAAGATTGCGTTGCTTTCGTATCACCTGCAAGAGCAGATGTTGTAAATGTAACTGATGCAATTGCACAAACAGAAAACGTTGTAGCATTTGCTGATGGATTACCTTCATCTTCATATGCTGTAATCGATTCAGGTTACAAATATCAGTATGACAAATACAATGATGTTTACAGATACGTTCCACTAAACGGCGATATTGCTGGTCTATGTGCAAGAACTGATCTAGTTGCAGATCCTTGGTATTCACCAGGTGGTCTAAACAGAGGTCAGATTCGTGGCGCTATCAAATTAGCATACAGTCCAAATCAGGCACAGAGAGATATTCTTTACAGAAAAAGAGTAAATCCTGTAACTTCATTCCCTGGTCAAGGTACTGTACTATTTGGTGATAAGACTGCATTATCAAAACCAAGTGCATTTGATCGAATCAATGTAAGACGACTATTCATCACATTAGAAAAGGCAGTTGCTACTGCTTCTAAATTCCAACTCTTTGAGTTCAACGATGAGTTCACAAGAGCACAGTTTAGAAATCTAGTAGAACCTTTCCTAAGAGATGTACAAGGTCGTAGAGGTATCACAGACTTTGCTGTAGTATGTGATGAAACTAATAACACAGGCGAAGTTATTGATAGAAATGAATTTGTTGCAGACATCTTTATTAAACCTGCAAGAAGTATCAACTTTATCAAACTTAACTTTGTTGCAACAAGAACTGGCGTATCGTTCAGTGAAGTCGTAGGAGCATAATCATGGCAAACATTTCAGATTTCGTTTCTAAACTCAAAGGCGGCGGTGCAAGAGCTAATCAGTTCAAAGTAACGAT